CTCCCACAAGGCCAGATAGGCCCCGCCCCCTATCAACTAGGGGACCACCATCCAAGCTTCATGCTGACGCGCTTGGGACGTCCAGAACGTTCCAAGTGATTAGATGCATGACCCATGGGTGGCTCCCACGGGGTAGGACTCCCGGAGGAGTCCATGCCTGAGTCGTTCCAGGGGACTTGACCCCTTAAGGAAGAACGACGCTCAAGCTGCAACAAGCACTTGTGTAGGGCACCTATACCGTCTAGCATATCGCTAGGCGCTTTGGCCTCCACTCTATACCCCCGAACTATGGGGCTATGGAGACTCGAGTGCATACGAGCGGTCTGATTCTCATCAGGACCTGAGTATGAAACTCGGCCCAACACAGAGGAGGTTGGCTCTACCACTGGGTAATGCTTTAGCATCCCCATAAGTAGATTATCCAACCACTCAGCCGTTCTCATATAACCACTCATATAGAGTTGGTTACGAAGAGAAACAGTCGAGATTACCTCTGTAACGTCTGCCATCGTGGAAGGTAACACTTGCCGGACGCGCGTTATTGAAACGTCGTGTCCATTAAAGTATTCCTTCCCACAAGACTCTCTGAACCCTCCGGTCCAGAAAGACTTGTCGGCACCAACTCGAGCACCGAAATGTTCGAGCGTGTCGACGATGGTATGCACATGATCTACAGGGACAATCAAGTCGTCCCCGTAGACACGCACCAAGCCAAGAAAGGACTTTACATCCTTCTTGGTTAGTGGGCGGTTGAGCGACTTNTGAATTCCAAGGAAGATCAACGTCGTAAAGACGAAGGCCTCAATTGGAAAGCAAAGTGCTGAACCCATAGACGCGAACTTGGCAAGGCGTAAAACGCCATAGCCAGGCACTTCAGCCCGCCGTGAGCGTGTTGCTTGTATAGCCTCTTGCAGAAGGGGCCATCTTCGCAACATGCGAACGACGAGCTGATTGGAAACGCGATCGGATGCTTCACTCAAATCGAGTGTCGCTGTTCGGCGATCAACCGAACCTTGGCAAGCCAAGTGCTGATTAGGCACTTGATCGTCAAATCCGATAAGCCGACTCAGGAGTTCATCCCTGTAGAAGGCCTCCAGGATAGACTGCAGGAGAGCTTGCTGTGTATATTGCATACACGTAGGCTCAACTGCAATTATCCGTGGCGTTTTCAACGTCTTAGGAACTGTGATAACCTTAACGGGTATCTCAGAACCAGGTTCGAGGATGTCCACCTCATCCAAAACATCAGTAAAATGATGATTCGGAATGAGGTATCTGTCAACGGGAAAAACCCGCTGAAGACGGCTGGTCCAAGTCCGATTACGGTACTTACCATTGCTGGTAAGCTTATCCGCGACGGCACCTGGTCCATGCTTCGGCAGCAAACGGTCATAGTAGACATCTCTGTCCACTATGGTCCACATGCTCTCGAAAAGCAAATTCGACATTACTTCAAAATCACAGAGATCCCTCTCTGTAACGTTGGAGTCGAATTGTCGGACATCCTGCTCACACTTGACATATCCACTCATTGCTTTCTTTACTCTTGCATCAGTGCAAGGCAAAGAAATCTTTGCAAACGACAGTGTTAACTGCCGAATAGCAAAGACTGCATCAATGAGCGGGTCGTCAAGCAACAACCCACTTCTCCGGTCGAACACACGGTTGAGGAAACCTCCCAAGAAAAGGGGGAAACCTCCTCTACTCTTAGAAAAGGTAGAGTTGATACCGACCTGACCTTGGTCAATCCATTTTTGGATGGACTTTCCATAGTCGGGTAGGGTTATCGTCAGAAACGATAACCCCTCGTGTTCGAACCGCCCTCTGGCCGTTTTAATGTCAGAGGTGGCGCTGGTGCAGCATAAGATGGCTGATTCCTCGGCCATCTTAGTCCAGAGTGACATCAGGCTTTTCACTCACCCTCCTAATAGAGGTAATGAGATCCCTAGCCTAGTGTCATTCCAGTCATTGCGATCGTCTATACACCGATATGGAGGATCATTTTCCATAAAGGCAAAGACCACTCTCAATCGAGATTGAGAGGTAGCGCACTCTCGTGCACTGCTTCTGCGCAATGACTCCACTACCTGTGCCTTATGGCAAGGTCGAGTACACTACGGGTGCATCAGTACAGAACTGTACTGTTGTGCCACGTAGAGAATGGATTGGGCGAAGATGACGCCAATGATCACGACAGCTTTCCAGCTGAGGTGAACATGAACGTACAAATCGCCGTCATCCAATTCTGCCTCGATCTGATGAAACGCACGTGAGCTGGGAACACCCTTAACAGACTCGACGAATCGAGCTGCAATGGGGCCCGTGACCTTCGCACGGATCATCTCAGGCTAGCTCTCTCCAGCAAGAAGCTTGCTGATGAGAGCATCCGTACTCGCGGTGAACTGGTTCTTGAAGCCAGTGTACACAGCGAGCTGCTCGGCGGTCGTATACCCTGCCGGCGGAACGTCAAAGACGATGTAACAAGACATCGAAACCTTGACGTTGTCGGCAGGGATAAACGGATCCGCCGTGAGCTTGGAATGGTTGATCCTGAGCAGATGCCGATTACGCTTCCCATAATCATGGGAAGCAAGCATCTGAATCAGGCCGTCCGCACTACTGTAGATCGTCTCATCGCCCTCAACAGAAGTACGAGGAAGAGGAGAGGTCACTGCAGAGATGGTAACGGTCTGAGGATCAGTGAACGACATAAGGCATCACTCCTAGGGTGGCTTGGAAACCAAGACACCCCAGTGGCGCTTGGCGTGCTACAGCCATCACTACAACAATCGGACAAGTCCGAGAGCTGCAGTTATGGCCAATTGGCGCGGAGATAGACCTTGCCAGGCTATCTCGAACCCAAATGGTGACGCCGCCTGTCGACGCTTACTCTCGTAGTAAGTTGTGACAGGGGACGCTGGAACATAGCCCCCCGCGCCATCTTTATAGCGCGAGGGACGATCCAGTGAGTAGGTTANCTCAGAGAGCACATGCTCCATGATGTAACCATACTTCAACACCAATCCATCGGTGGCCATATCGGACAGGATAGAAATAATCTGCCCGGTATTGCTGAACCAATCGATGGCCCAAGTCCACGGAGCCACTTGCCAAACAGTCTCAGGAGTAAGCTCCACACCATAAAGGTGAGCAGCTTTTTCTGCGATCTCGCTTAGACCAAACCTCTTGTGCTTATGCACAGGAGGAATGAAATAAGTGAAGCAGCCCGAGAACCAATACTCGGTAAGAGTCTTGGTTTGTTTCAACAGGTGGGGTTGGGACCTACTGCCGTCTACAGAGATGCCAAACCCTGACGTGTTACCACCAAGGTAACCGTCAGATGGTCCAACATCTACTGAAGAGACAGATGTCGTCGGTGGGAACGCATGGAATCTCCTAACCTCCTTGTTCGAGTTCTCTATATAAGCTCTCATGAGCCTATAAGAGTTAGCGGCAGCGTAACTTGCGTCACGTATGTCGCTAACAAGGGGATCCCAGCCAAACTCTTTGTTCAGGTATTCGTGACCCACAGAGTGGGCAACACGAACTTTTTCCTGCCAAAGAGATCTACCCGGTAATCTGGGTAGTTGACCATGGTATATTTCAACCAGGTCATTAGCTAGGTCGGAGACATGATTCGTTGGCTTACACGCCGCGATCGCAGCAGTCCCCTTCGGACCCAGGTTGTTAGACCTGAGAGCCGAAGAAGTACTGATAGCGACCGTGACAGGATCCACTGCCAGGAGAGGTGCATGAATCACATAACGTGATTCACGCGTCCCTTGGAAGGGGATAGGGTTCCAATTACCATAGAACGTACGGAATGTTGGATCAACCTTCATCCCGTACTGAACATGGTCAAAGGGACCACCAACGTCAGACGTAGCAGATCTCAAAGACTCTGCTATGTTTCCATGGTTCACGTCCTGAGTAATCTCAGCACCTCGCTGAGAGGTCGATGGCTTCCAAGTAAACCAATCTTGGACCCAGATATTCTTATCTCGGTCCGCCTTTGGTTTTGGACGTTCCTCGCTATAGAGAGAACCTTTCCAACCCTTAGGGTCGGTAGGGTTTGATCTAACGCGGGTACGCAAAGATGCCACCTCCTTTCAGAGAGAACGACGACGTGGGTGGGACATTCTCACATTACTGTGAGAGATGGCTGCACCAAGCCCGGGGCCCCGTTAGGGGCC